GAGTTGAGTACGTTGGTGTTTGACGAGCTGATGTCTTGCCGGCGGGCAGTCGTTTCAGCAAGTTGCAGCTCCTCACGGATTCTGCCCAGCTGCGGCCGGTCTGGATAGAATGCAGACCCAAACTCATACGCGGCCTTTGCGATTGCCCAGTCCTGGAACGCATCGGGCATCTTGTCGAAATCCACGGCGAAGTGGTAGGCGATCTTGAGAGAGCCTGTAAACACGTCCGTGTTGTTGTCCAGGTCGAATAGATTGTCGCCCTGCCGCACGATGTTCTTGGCTGAGTCCACATTTACTGTGTCCACATCGAAGACCTCGGCCCCACCTTCGAGGGCGTTGACAGCGATCTTGCCATTACCAGCCGGGCTGACGGTGACGTTGAACTTGAAGTTGTAAAACCAGCCGCGCTTCTGGATGTCACGGACAGCGTCGTTGAGGTGCGACTCGGCAAGGCTCTGCGTTGATGTACCGCTAGTGTCCAGGCTAGCAACTGGAGGCCGGCCAAGTCGTCGCAGTATGTCGTTGACTGCTGTTAGTTTGCTTTTCATCCGAACACCACCAAGTGGATTGTGAAGGTGTCTGAGCTCGTGGGATCGGCTCCTGTGGTGTGGATCTTCACGGTAAACCCAGTCGCTGCTATGTTGGAAATTTGCAGGTGTGTCGCGCCCGCATAAGATGTTGAAAGAGAAACCAGCGGCACATAGGTGCTACTGGCTAAAGCGGCCGAAAACGCAACGGTAAAAGTGGCTTCGTCGTTTGCGGGGTCTGCGTCGTAGCTGCCGTTTGCCAAGCCTAGTACGGAGCTAGGCGACAAGGTGGCAACATCGGCCGTCGCATCAGAAACGGCGTAGCTACCGGCGGCCTTGATAATGTTAATCAAGCCAGTGTCAACTGCCACGCCGTTTATTGTCACCGACTGTGCCGCTAGTGCTTGAACTGTAGAAGACCCACTGACTGTTAAGTTTCCTGACAACGTCGCCGTGCCTGTGGCTACAGACTGCGTTGACACAGAAGCAGAAGTCACGGACGAGGAACTGGTCAGTGCCCCGCAGCTAGTGGTTCCCAGGCTGGTGGTTCCAGATGTTGCAGATAGGTTTCCCGAGCACGTCACCGCTCCGCTCAAAGTGCTTGTTCCTGAAACCGCCAGATTCTTCGTGTTGTTATTATCGCCTTCAACGTTGACGTTCGAGGCAAGTCGGACAGTGCCGCCGGTGTTGTCCTCAATCTCATTGACTTTTAGCTTGCTCATGCCTTCATCACCAAGAGGTGCCCAATATCCCTGTTCACGAGGTTGTCAGTGGTTACCACAACAACCAAGCCGCCGGCGGACGACGATACAAGGCCCACCCGGGCTATGCTTTCGTTCTGGACGGGGGTTTGGAAGAGAGTAAAGACCAAAGGAGTTAAAATCAATCGATACTCATTAGCACTCGCAAATGCTTGGGAGAAGGTAAGGGTTTTCTGTGCAAAGTTGTTGCCAAACCCTGAGTCCATGCCAACGCAAACTCCAGTTGGTACGCCTGTTGCTTGAACCCTCGAACCAGTGAGGTTTGAGTTGTACGTAACCGACAACCTGCAGCTACCAAGCACAAGTCCTACGGATTGATTCTGGATGTTGATTGCGTCGAAATTTGCATTTGTGGCGTTGAGCGTCGTTGCGTGCACACTTCCAAGCGGGTTACTGCTTGTGCCAATATCTGGCGTGTTGAGCGTAGACACATCAGCTTGGATCGATGCGGCCGCCTGCACGTCCACCTGACCTTCGAGAGTGGTGGCTCCGCTTACAGTCAAGCTTCTGGGGGCACCAGCTCCAGACACCACGGTTGTGTTGGACTCGAGCTGCAGCGCGTTGCCGGTGTTTACCTCGATGGCGTCAACTTTGAGCTTGCTCATGATTCTGCTCGTGTGCTACCAAATCTGCAGCCTTTGCGGTTTCGTAAAGCTGGATGGCAATCTTCTTACCCTCCGCGAGACCGGCAACGTAGCTTTGCTCCTTCTCTCGCGCCACGGCCTTGTCGCTGCCAGGCTTCTTGAGAAACAGCCCGCCCATCATCGACAAACCACCGACCAGGAGAGCGCCTCCCGGTATGCCGGGAGCTACGTCGTTCAGGGCCTGAAATCCCATGTCTGTCAATGACTGGATCATGCCTAGGCGATAGTTGCCATCTTCAATCTCAGCAGCCAGCCGGCTGGAGTTTTTATCGACGTAAGCCTCCCACTCGTCCCAAGTCACGTCGGCCTTTGACATCGGCACCGAAGCATCTACGCCAATCGCAGCCTGCACTTCTTCCGGTGGCTCAAACTTAATGAAGTCGTCCACTTGGCACCCAGAAATAGATGCAAGGGTCAAGATCACAAGCATGGTGGTCACCCCCAGAGTCGTCGCTGATTTGTTCTTGATAAGCCAGTTCTTCATTAGATTGTCCCGTACAGACAGTTGTAGGACGTGGGCGGGGTGCCAACATCCGAGAAGGTGACCAGCAAGCGACTAGCCCCGGCCAGGTCTACAGTCACGGAAGCGATCGTGTTGTTCTCTGCACTCACGATCCGGCAACTGGTGTCGCCGTCCACGAGTTCAATCTTGTCAGCAAAGAAGTCGCTGTCGTCCGCGGCTGCGTCAGGCGCACCCGCGAGCCCGGTCGTGCTGCCCAGGGTGGCCTTGAACTTGGCAATGTACACGGGGTAGTGAGCCGCTCCTGTGTTGTCAGTCGAAACCCCGAAGACTGAAAAGTTGAACGTCTTGTTCTCCGGGTTGTTGCCAGTTCCGAACGGCAGCAGAACCGCTAGGTTTGCGCCGTCAACCCTGACGCCGAGCGGCGAAGAGCTTGCGGCAACGGTGGTCACATCGCCGGCGGAAGCGAGAACGTCCGGTCCGACCCTGGTGAAGGTTCGTTCCGCTGTTCTCAAAGTGTAGTTCTGAGTTGCCATCATTGACTCCTTGAATCGAGGCTGCGTTCGATACGCTCGACTCGATCCACGAGCGTTTCTTGTCTGGTGAGGACTTCGGTGAGTTGTCTGTCGTGATGAACGTATACGGCCAACAGTGCGGACAGAATCGTTATTACTGCTCCCACGATCCCGCACCAGTCTTTCACCGATAGGTGGACTGTATTGTCTGAAGATCTGGTCATGGAACCCTCCAGCAACCCTCCCCCCTGAGCGAGGCCCAAGGGGGAGGGTGTGAGGAAGAGACTTAGGCGGTACGCTTCATCTCGATCATGCCGGCACACCAAGGTGCAAGAGTGTCAAGACCGACATGCATGCGGGCCTTCATGAACTTGACCTCGCGCCTTTCATCGTCCTCGATGTGGGTGCGAATGCCAGCGGCCTGCACCATGCCAACTCCGGCCACGCCGGAAGCAGCGTTGGTCAGAGCCAGCGCAGCAGGGCGGGTGTCGTTGGTGCTTCCAAGGGGATGATCGAAGTCGTACTTCGCAAGGTTGCTGTCAATGAATCCGTAACGTCCGTTGGTCGTGGTTGCCCAGTTACCAGGAATGTTCTTGGTGACGATGAGCTGGAACCCTTCGAGCAGGCCAATAGCACGCTCGTTCATGGAACCGACGACCGAGGCGTTGTTGAAGTCACGATCGAAGATGTCCTTCTCATTCCGCAGGATCCGCCTGATATAAGGCGGGATAAAAAGGAACCTGCCTTCCTCGGGCACGTTGTCTTCATCAAACTGCTGCGCGAGCGCAGCGCAATCATCGCGGAAGGCGTCTGCGCCGTTGGTGCTATCAGCGAAGAAGCTGCTGATCGCGGCTCCACCTGAGACTTCTCGGGTGACCTTCTGTCCACCAGGATAAACGCCAGTCACGCCAGACTCGTCGGCTGCACGAGCGACCTGTGTCGCAATCTTGCGATCCAGATCCTGGGCGAGAGAACGAGCCAGCTTGGCCGCGAACGGCGTCAGCACGTCGAAGAAACTAAGGTCAAGGTCAGCAAAGGGAACGTCAATCGGTGCAACGAGAACGTCGTCGCAGCGAACGGTCTTTTCACTCAGCTTGACCTTACGGCCGGTGATGAAGTCACCGGGGGTGTGATAGCCGGCGGTGATTCCGCCTTCGGCACCGACATCAGCTGCGTCCTGGAAGTCGCCCCCACCACCAGAAACGTCGGCGTTGAGCGAGTTGAACAGATCGAGGTCGTCGCCGATGATCGGCCACTTAGCGACGTGTCCGCCGTTGAGGATCTTCGTCGAGATGAACTGGTTCTGTCGGTCGTAGAAGACCGACTGGTCGTAGAACTGCTCGAGGACGGTCCCCGAGAACACATCGAGTGCCATGCCGCGAGTGTCGGCGTTGAACTCCTTGGAGAGGGTACGAGTAGCACCGAACGGCACCTCGAACCCCGAGGGAGCATTTCCTGCTCCAGAGGGAAGATTGAGAGTCATGTGACTCCTCCATTGTTGAGGTTGGTAAAACGAGAGTTAGCAACCGCAGGAGGTGTCCCATATCGCCAGGGTTCCGGCCGAATCGGCCGGAGGTGTCCCGCTACCTGGGGCTCGATGCAGGTCTTGGTTTCACAGGTCGAACGTCGCCGACTTGCGAGTGGTCTTCTTCTTCCTTACTGGCTTTTCAGTGACTGCTGCAGCAGCTTGCGGATCATCGCCATCTGGCTCCTGACTGACCGCAACCGCCGGAGACGAAACTCCGGACTCGAGATCACGAAGCTTGGATTCCAACAAAGCGTTACGTTCTTCGAGGGTACGTCGCTCGTTTTCCGCCTTGTTCGGATCGAAGAGCTTGCACGCCGTTTCAAATGCGTTGTCCTCATCGAGGCCCCGCCCTTCTGCAACCACTTGGTTGTCTTTGTCACGAATCTGACAAACGTGCTGATCCGCAGTTGTGCTGAAGTGGAACTTCACCCGGTATTTGAGTTCCATACGGAGTGCCGTTGAAATGTGCTGTCCAGATGAGAGTGTCATTAGTCAAGTCCTTGCTTGATGTGGGTTGGGGTGTTCTGCAGCCGCCGCAGAAAAGACTTCGGAAAACCATCGATCCGAGCCTGTTTCATTGCTGCAAGGTATTCCTGAACGGACCCGAACCCGTTCGACACGTTTGGCATTGCGGTCCCCTCAGCCAGAGGGCTGGTGAACCCACGACCTGATTGGACCTTGTAGTCGTACAGAAGCTCCTTGATTGCACCTTCAAACTTGGACGGATCACCCAGGCGATCGTTTATATCCTGCAACTTCTGTGAATCGTTGGCGTAACGGTTGCCCGCCCAGTTAAACAAGTTGTCAAGCTCCTCACCCCCGCCAGCCAGAGCCTCGGCTTTGGATCTGGCTTCTGCTTGGACGTATCCGGAGTTGCTCGTGATTGCCTGCTGGCCGCGCATGAACTGATCCACGACCGCACGACTGATGCCTTGTTGCTCGAGGGCTTGGTATTGGCTGTCCAGTAATGAGCCCGTGTCAACCCACTGAGCTGCAAGATCACCGCCCTGCAGCCCCGCGGAGGTCAGCAAGCCATCGAGGTCCATTTCCGAAGTCTTTGGCCGGCCAGCAGACATCTTCTTCTGCAGCTCGAGGTAGCCCTTCTCGAGCTCCTCGGGTGAGTTGTACTTCTCGGCCCACTGTCTCGCATTCATGGGAGCCTCGGCGGTTCCCTCGACGTTGCGGATATCTCCCTGGTTTATCTCAGCACCTGTATTGGGAGTCTCGCCGCCTGCTTGGATCTGTAATCCGGGCGAGACTTCTGGAGCTTCGCCCATGCTTTCCTCAGCCATTCATGGCCTCCATTGATTGCGATGCGGCCTGCTGAACCATCTGCCCGCCGGCGGCAGTGAGTTGCTCGGCCAACATCTGCTGTTGCTGCTGCTGTGCTGCGGCAGCTTGTTCTTCCTGGACTTGTTCGTCCGACTTCACGAGACCGGGCTCGTAGACTCCGCTGTGCCTGACCATGATTTCCAACAGGAGGCCGCGGTCGATTCTGCCGAGCATGTCCGGCCCCATCTGAGACAGGCTCTGCAGCAGCTGCATCAACTTCTGCTGATCGCCCTCTCGGGACAGAGCCGAAATGCCAGTGACTGCCTCGACCTCGACCGTGTCGTCTGGCAGCGGTGGCAGAGTTCCGTCGCGTTCGAGGAGATGCATGAGTCGCTCGACCAGCGGGATCTGCAGCGCGTCGGCGATCGGGGCGTACACGCCACCGAGGGCACCCTCGAGTTCCATGGCAACCCGCTCAACATGCAGTCGGCTTGCTCGCTCGTATGTCGGCAGCTGCTCGGCCTCCATGAGCATGGCTGCGGAAAGGTCTCGGCGAAGCGACTCGCGAACCGTCTGTACAACGTTGAAGTCGCCGGCTCGATCCGTCCGCAGAATTCCAACGTCAGACACCTGCCCGCCCTGGACCTTCGCTTGTATCACTGAGCCGGTAGGAAGAGTTAGGTCTTGTGGTCTGACTTGTGAGGAGTAGTCCAGGGCGAACAGATGCTTAGAGGAAATCGCGGCAAAGTCGAGCAACCGTTCGGTGAGCTCGTTCATGGATCGGACATCGCCAAGGTTGTCTTCGATAATGCCGCGACCGTATTGGCCGCCCGGCGGCAGCGAGTACGGGATCGTGAAGTACGGTGTCACCTTTTCCTCGGACTCGACGATCTGCTGCCCATTGCATTCTTGGGTGATGACCCACGTCTTGGTGACAGGGTTCCAATCGATTCGGGTGTACAACTCGGTCATCCGGTCGTACACCGACATTTCGTGCAGGGCCTCGGGATCGGGATGCGAGATCTCCAGCATCTCCGGGGCCATCGAGAGCGGATCAATCTGCTCGCGAGTGATCATGTACAGCACGTCGCCGCCGGTGTCTCGCCGCTGCACATAGTTGTCGCGACGGTGGACCCGGATTTGATAGGCGTCGGTCATCTGGATCAGCACATCACCAGTGACCAGCAACTGAGATATCGCCGTCCGCATCCGGGACCTGAAGCCCGCCCGGCGGGCGTTGCTGCCGCCATGGTCATCCTGCTCGATCTTCGCAAGCATGACCATCTCGTGTATTGCCAGCTTGTTCTCAAACTCCTGGAGAAGCTCCGAGTTGATATCGGGGTCGTACTTGAATTTCGCCGCCGGCTTCAACTTGAAGAACGCTTGGCCGACCGGGAAGAGAGCCAGGAGCAGACGCCCTTCAAGGTTGGTGATTCCTCGGCTAGCCAGGGCAGAGAACGTCTGCGGCAGGCTCTCGCCTTCGTCCCACCCCTCAGGAGGCAGGATGTGAGGTTTCGATAGCGCGGCACAATGGCGGGCTGACTCGAGCGATTCGGTGCGGAGGCTGTCCTCAGCGCCAAAAGCCTCAGCGATTCGGCCTTCCCTCATCACTGCCCGGGAACGTTCGTCCCAGCTCCCGCCGCGTCAGTCCGCACACGCATGCCAGTGACGGTGCCTTGGTTCTTCTTTCTGTTCTCATCCTCTACGGAAAACTCAGCCTTTTCCTCTCGCTCCGGCGGCGGCGGCGGCGGTGGGGGGGTCGGGATTGAGGGCGCACCCATGGTCATTGCTCCTTTGCACGCTCCAGCAGGCGGATCAGCTCATCCACGACGGATCGCCGGCCAGCTTGGTAGATCAGGTTTCTGATTTGTTGATCGCTCATTTCAGGCCCCTCCACGACGGCGGGGGGCACACGTTCATGCATCTGCTCGACCAGGTCCGCGGACATCGTCGGCAGGGTTCTCGGGTATCCACTCATAGCCTTGCTCCAGAAGCCACCAGGCGAGCCGTGGCGGGCTCCAGACAGATCGGGGGGTCTGGACCCCACATTTGCTCAGGGCCTCAGAGGCGACTGAGACGCACGTCCTTGGCTGATACAGCCCACAGCTTAGAAACATCGCGTAGTAGTGCAGGCTCGTCAGAAAAGCCTGAAGAAAATGTGACCGATCTGGAAGTTTTTCTGTCAGATCCACAGAGTCAGCCTGTGGTACACGAAAGTGTCCGATCACCCCGGGGTAGCCCTGGAGGAACGAGTCCAGCGGGTAGTACTGGATTCGGCAGAATTGGTAGTCCAGGACACCGCCACCATGCTCCAGCAGGACATGCCTACACCGGGTGCCCCAGGCCTTGGCGATCACCTCGGACCCGAGCATTTCCCAGAGGGTGAGCGGGTGCCGGCGGAACCAGCTCCAGCCCAGCCGTTTGACCCATTTGGAAAGGGTCGGGCCCTCGGCAAAGTAGACCTTGAGGTAGCTTCCATTGTCCCCGTCAACTGAAAAAGTAGTCACTGTCCATCACCTTGCTGAGGTCCAGCTGGCCCATCGGCGGCGGATCGGGGATCGGGGCTTTGGGAAAGTTCTCCGCCCACTCACGAGCCAGACCATCGACCAGCTCCATCTGGTGCATCGACACGAATTGGTCTCTGGTGTGGTAGGCCAAGCGATCCATGTTGGCGGCATGGGCCCAGTATGCGTCGTGAACGCCGGCGAAGTCCATGTCATCTTCGTCCATGGCGGTAGCGACGGACATCTCATGGCAACCGTCCCAGCTGTGAACAATGTTTGGCGGCCCACCTTGTCGTTGCTTCCCCTTCGCCACCGGCACGTCTTCACGGCGGTGCCCGAGAACAACCCGCTGCATGATTGTCCGGACCTCCACGGTCGAGATCCGCCGGTAGGGCTGGACGCATCGGACCCCCAGGGGCGTGGTCCACTCGAGGCCATGCATCGGGTACTTCGCGCAGATCCCCTTGGTGCATTCCTCGATCCACCGCATGAGGAGCTGGGGCCCCGGGAAGGTGTCGCCGATGGAGGCGAGGGTCTCGTTCGCCAGGAACATCGATGCTGCCCGAAGGTGGTCCTTTGGAAAGTCCAGCTCCTTCAGCCGCTGCTTGATCTGGTCCCTAGCCCCGATACGAGTGACGTTGTAATTCGAGGTCATGACCGGCTGCTTGATCGTCTTCCGCTTCACAAACGGCTCGACCATCGCGGCCATGGGGTCGTCCATGTTTCGCAGACGGTCTTGGACCCTGAGCATGACGCGGCGGTATGCATCCTCGGGGTGATCGCCAGGCAGTAGGTTGACCCACCGTCCGCCCACGTCATCGAGCATCGCGGCACAGAGGTGCTGGCTTCCGTTGCAGGTGCCATCGATTTGACACGGCAGGTGCTCCGCCAAGGTGTCATCGCAGAGAGCGAAGCATGCCGCCAGAAACTGGAACGGCTCGTCGGCCTTGGTCCAGAACGGAATCTGATCAATGGGGTTCCTGCCGACCGCGGCAATCTCGTGCTTCATGTCCTCGACGAAGGCCACGCGGCCGGCGAAGTCCGCCTTGTCAAACCCGTAGCAGTTGGCAGCGTGGACCTTCAGCCACCACCGTGCCCTGTCGGTGAGCGGCACTGGCTTAGAGAACATCAGCAGCCCTCTGGACAAGTCGTCCCCGTGGTGATTGAGGTGGACTGGAACCGGATACAGCCTCGTCCGGAAGTCAAACTGATGCGGAAAGTAGATCGTCGGCTCGTTGACAAACCGCTTCGCAAGGGAAATCTTCTGAAGGAACTCAACACGCGCCCCCCGCAACTTGGCGTTGGCACCATGCACCTCATGTGCCTCTGACTTCCAGGCTTTCTTGGCGACTTCGTTGTAGTCGATGTCTGCCGGCCTATCAGGAAGGGGGATGAGGTCAGCCTTGGGGAGCGTGCCAACCCCACCCCCTTCTTCCCAGATATGCTCGGCAACCTGCAGGACTCGCGGGTTGATCTTCCATCCCACCTTGGACATTGAGTTCAGTGCCTCGAAGACGTGCTCGGTCTTCGACTCCTTGAACGCACGAATCTGTTCGTTCGCTGGCTTCGAGATCAAAGGCGTTCTGACTTTGATGTAGCCGCCATCTTCTGTCTCGCTCCAACTGAACGGGGGAAACACCATCGGCAGGAACCGTGGCCGGAGATGCTGCCGGAACAGGTGACCGTCCTCGATCTTGCGGAACGCCAGATCACTCAGGCGAATGCACCCCTTACGCTTGCGGTCACGCCACTGCTGCTCGTGCAGGAAGACGGGTTCGTATTCGTCCTCATCGTTCTTGAGAAGGCACACTTTGCGAGCCAGCTCCATCAAAGTTGACCCAGCAGCCACGCATGCTTTCCTCTTCCACAGGTGATCGCTCAAAGACTTCTTCGCCCAGGCGTTCACCCTAGCAGCAGTGAGCCGGCGGAACCGATTGTCCAGAGCGTTCCAATCTGCGGCGTCGTTGTCCCGAATCTGCTGGGCATGGAGCTCCGCTACCACAGCCGACCCCACGGCGTACGCGCACTTGAGCACTAGGTCGCCGGTGTTGTGCGACACCGTTCTGCCTAACATCGTGTGCATGGTGATAACCGCTGCCGCGTCCGCCGGGCATGCCGCCACCAGCGGCCCGCCTATCGACCGGCCTGGGCCAGGCTTGCCAGCAAGGATCTCGTCCTGCTCCGCAAGGATCGCGTCACGCAGGAGCGGAAACCAATAGACCAGCAGTCTCTCCGTGGGCTTGAGGGCAGCGGCATCGCCACGCTTCTCGGCGTCCTCGGCCAGCCGGCGGTAACGCTTGACGCCCAGTTGAATCGCTTCGATCTCGAGCTCGATTTGCTCGGCCATCTTGGTGTCGTGCAGCACACTGCCAACAGTCATTCTCACGGCAGCACCTCGGACGTTTCAAACTTCTTGCCTCTCTTTTTCACGACGTGCAGGGGTAGCCTTCCGTGAGCGGACCACAGTTTCTTCGTCCTCTTGAACGAGGTCGTCTCCATCCCTTTGACATCAACGTAGTGCGGCCCGGCACCATCGGGGATCACCAGAAAGTCTGGGGTGTAGGTGTACTCGTGGCACCCAAGCCAGACCTTGGGCTGACAGACATAGTCCTGGATGATCCCGATCTCCACCCAGTCCTCGAGCATCAAGGCGTACTCCTTCTCAGCCTTCGATGCGAAGGTTCGACCAAGAGCACGACGCTCCTCAACTGGCGCGACTTTGTACTTGTTGCGCTGCATATCGCCGCTCCTTGGCATGATCCACAAGCATCCTCACCGCCTCTGGCGAGGTGCCCCTTTGCTTCCACTCGCGCATGTCCTTGCACGGTGGCTCGATTACCTTCACGCTTCTGCACATGCCGAGCAGGTTGGACGCCAAGTGCTCGGCACCTTCTCGCCCCGGGCCGTCGCTGTCGCTGACAATGACCACCCGTCTGCCTCGCGCGAGGGCCTTGGTCGCGATCACCGCCCCGCGACAGCTCGGTCTCCCAACGGCGTAGAAACCCACGTCCATGAGGGCGGCGGTGTCGGTCGGGCCCTCGCAGATGAAGACCTCCTCGGGCACGGCAATGTCGCTGTCCAGGAACAGGCCATCGCTCGATCCGGGGATCGCCCACTTCTTCCCGTCCTCGCCTCGGCACCGCATGCCGACGATCTCGCCCGTCGGTTGATACATCGGAAACGTCCAGCACCTCCACTGCTCGTGCCACCCAATGCCCAGTCGGTGGAGCGCCAATGACGAAACGCCCAGCCCCTCCGCGTGGATGTCGGTGTGATCGGTGACCAGAGCAGAACGTAGCTGCAGTTGGATGCGGCCCCAGTTCTTGGTCTTGATCACCTTCGGCGGTTCGATCTTGGGTCGTGGTGCGGCTGCCTTGCGAGGTCCGTCACCGGGGCGGAACGTGGTGCCGCCCTGGTCATCGACCTTGCAGATGTACCAGCCGTCGGGTGCGTCCTGGATCCGCATGCATCGAGCTGCGCCATCGTGAGTGAAGCAGCACCAGTCGGGCTTGCCGCAGATGTGACACGGTTTGTTCCGTGTGCATCTATTCCACCCCATCGCTCACCTCCCTCACTACGCCTTCCATCATCACCGGGGTCTGCTCGCCAGCGTAGAGCTGCATGATGTTGAACTCGTAGTATTCCAGTGCATCATCTGGGTTCATCTCATCGCGTTTCACGAGGATGTCGATGATCTTCTTAACGCTGTAGATCATGCACGGTTTGCTGCCCCACTGACGGCCGATGCCAATGATGGCGTCGTCCAGGCCCTCAAGAGTCACAGCACCTTCCGCATACTCGGTCCAGTTCATCGTCGCCCCCTCTTAAAGATGCCGTCAATAATCTTGCTGGCCTCGGCAACCGAGACCTCAGTCGAGTAACCGTGCTCCTTCAGGATCCGTGCTTGGGCAACCGTGCAGTAGCCGGCGTTCATTCGGCGGAACACCTCGCGGGTCAGGCGTGACGCCTCGGCCTTGCTCATCTCGGTCGCGTCAATCTTGAACTTCGCCAGCAGAGCGACCTGCTTGTCGCTCGCTGCTTCGCCTTTGGTCTGCTTCGGAGGTGCGATGTCGAGCACGTCGAACGGGTTGAACATGCGAGAGGAATGCTTGACCTTGGCCCGCAGCCTGGCCCGCTTGGCCTGCGCCTCGAGCTCGAGCTTCTCTTGTTCCGCCCGCTCCTGTTCTCGGGCAAGTTCGATCGCCTCGTCGATGTCTACCGCTTCATCAGATTCGGCTGCGATCTGCTGGGCTCGCCGGAGGATCGGGCCGGGGTGCTCACCACCCAGTACGTCAAAGATGTTGACCAACTTGTGGCGACCAGAGTTGCCGACGAAGTCAAAGATCTCGCAGTGTGTCTTGTCGCTCGCGGCGATCGCGGCCCGCCTCTCGCTGGCGTCAGTCGCTGCATCAACGACGCCAGGTAGAGGTCGGGTGCCGCGACCGACGCATTGAACGAACAGGGATCTGGATTTCGTGGGTCGCCCGAGGACGACGACTTCGCACGACGGGCAGTCCCATCCCTCAGTCGCGATCATGCAGTTGCAAAGGAACTGGAAGTCTCCGCGATCAAACTCTCGGAAGATCTGCCGGCGTTCATCCTTCGGTGTGTTGCCTTCGACGAACCTGGCGGAGTGTGGTTTGGCTCGATTGAAGATCTCGGTGATCCGCCGGGCTTGATCCACCGAGGCACAGAACACGACGGCCTTGCGGTTGCCGGCCAGCTCCATGGTGGGCTCGGCGATTGCGTGCAGGTTACGTTCGAGCTCCATCACCCGGGCCAGATCCCGGCCATTGAGATCGCCGGCCGTCGTGCGGCATTTCGAGTAGTCAAGTGACTCGACCATGATCGCTCGCTGCTTGATGGGCACGAGGTAGCCGTCCTCAATTGCTTCACCGATGGCGTACTCGTGCGCCACCGCCTCGAACACGGCACCCATGGCTAGGCGGTCGGTTCGATCGGGGGTGGCGGTGACGCCGAGTACGCGATGTTGGACGTTCTGTTGCATGTGCTCGAGCACGATCCGGTAGCTGTCGGCAATCGCGTGGTGTGCCTCGTCGATGACGGTCAGGCCCCACCGATCTGGCTTGTCAACCAGCGACTTCAGCCGGTTGCAGTCGCCGGCGACGAGGGTCTGCACCGACGCGACGACAACCTGGGGCTCAACAAACCCACGGGTGCGTGCGGTCCGCTCGGCCATCTCAACACCAACGTCGCATCCGACCCGGCGAAGGGCGACCTCGAGCTGGGTGATCAGCTCCTCGCGGTGAGCGATGACCAGGGTTCGCTTGAACCGCTGGTTCGCCACGATGTCCGCGAGCACGACGGTCTTGCCTGTCCCGGTGGGCGAGACCATCAGCACAGATCGATGACCCTCGGCCCACTTGTCTTCGACCGCGTTTCGCTGCTCGACCTGTTTCGGTCGCAGCTTCACTCCGGTCTCAACTCGATCGGGACGAGCTCGTACAGCTTCTGGGACAACATCCCAGAGAAGCGGCATTGCTGACATCCTTCACCTCCACAATAGGGGCAGCGATACTTGGGCACCGCGAACTTGACCTCTTCCATCGCGTTGTTCAGGTGAACGACGCACGCATCGACATCGAGCAGTGCGCCACCGTCGTGGTTGCCCAGCTGCTGTGCCGCCTCCCTCGCCTGTTGCAGCAGGCGATAGACATCTCTGAACTTGTCCTGTGCCGCCGCCATCCGATGTTCAACCGACGGCGGTGGAGCGGGTGGTGCGAGCTCGGCCTCGACCTCCTCCCGCATGTCCTCGATCATGCTTGTGGTCGGTGCCGGCCCCTGGCGATCAACAGCACGCTCGACCACCTCGTCCCGGATGTTCTCCGGCACCCGGCCAATCGCCTCGGCTGTGCGCAGCGACACGCCCGGCGGCAGGTCCTTGACCTGGGCAGCCGTAATCATCCGTCGGGACTTTCGCCCCGGTATTCCTAGTTCTACCTGGCTGTACTCCTCGAAGCTCTTGTAGCCCGCTTCCCTGTACAGCTTGCCTTCCCGGATCTGAGCGAGAGCCTTGCCGACTTCGACGAACGTCGCCATGCCCTCCTTAACCACTTTGTTCAGACGGTGGAAGTCATCCGTGACTTCGATGGTGTTCATGTCAGGACACCACCAGTCTCTTTGACCGTTCGCGGAGTCGGGCGAACGGGAGGTCCTCCCCGGCTTCGAGACGATTCCGAATCAATTCCTTGTTCGGTTCCTCGACGGTTTGATAGATCGTGAAGTCAGGCGGCAGGGGGCCATCGTCGATCTCCATCCCCCGCACCCCTCCAACGTTGGAGACCTTGACCTTGTAGTGCTCCGTCTCGAAGTCGGTCTTCCCCATCGAAGTCAGAGTGGAAATTAGTCGCTCCTTCATCCAGTCAACCGATTGCCGGTCGAGACGGGCCCGACGGGCAAGCCGGTCAGCCTCCGTCTTCCTCACATCAGCGCGTGCCTTGAGCTCGGCAATCACGCGAAGATATCCATCGACCTTGGCCTCCAAATCGTTAGCAATCTCGGCGAAGCACTGGTCGATGTACTTTGCGACCTCCGGGTCGCTGATGTCGCCGCCACTCTCGGTAAGCAGATCAACGAGAGTTGCCCATTCGCCTTGTATGTCGTAAATAGTTGGCATGCTTCAACCTTTCAGAATGGAATGTCGCCCGCGTCGATTACGTCGTCCGCTGGTGGTGCTCCATCGATCCTGGCGTCGGCGTCGTAGAGCTTGTAGTCCTTGAAGTCGTGGACGGTCTTCTTGCCAAACGTCTTGGTGTCGTAGACCAGTTCGACCTGCAGTCCTGCAGCATCTTTCTCGCCGATCGTGTTGAAGATCTCGTCGGTCTTCTTGTTCGAGAAGCACTCCACCACGGTGCTGTCGGCCAGGGTGATGAAGTTCTTCTTCATCGTGCCGCCGGCACGCTTGGGAACTTCCACCCCGATCTCGATCTTGGTGATCGCTGACCCGGAACTTCCCGGCACAGCCACGGGCTGCTTTTTCTCCACCTGAAGGGGGGCGGGGCTTGACTTACCACCGCCCCCCTGGGAGGGAGATGATTCACTAGATGCATGGACCATCGGCACCGCGGACATCTCCTCCGCCGGCGTGGCCGAGGCCGCCCCGAGCAGGGTGTAAAGGTGACCGAAGTTGGCGCGGCACAGCTTCGCGATCGCCCTGGTTTGGGTCATGCTCATCAGGGCGAACTTGGGTCCGCCCGTCCACTTCCGCTCGTCATCCCCGACGTAGCCGATCGCCTCGGCGGTGATCACCCCGTCGGTCATGGTGGCGATCGCCGAGTACACGCCGAGGTCTTTGTTGAACGTGACCTCGGAGCAGGAGATCGAGAACCCCATGCCGTTAGCTATAGCGATGCCACCGCCCACGCACATGTAGTCCTTCCCCTGGACCCTCATCAGGTGCTCCCTCTGAACCTCCGGAGCCAGGATGCGAACGAGCTCCTCGTTCTGCTTGATCCGGTCCTGCGGGGTGAGGTGTGCCCGGGCTTCCAGCACGTCGGCCAGGTGCATCGAGCCCTCGACGATGGGTGCGGGTGGTGGTGTCTCGGTCGTCGCTAGTTGCGTCATCGGTGTCATCTCCGTAGAAGTTGGTGGTGAAATCGCCCTGCCCGAGGCTCACCACGGGCATGCTGTTTGGGTGTGGCTTTGTGGTTGTGAGGCGTGTGGCTTTCCAAGTGCGTGCAAACGCAGCCACTAGGTCTAGTGGTGGTCTCATTGGATACCCCCTCGATGCAGTACCCTCAGTTGCGCGGGCAAGGACGTTGCGGGCCTGTTAGGCCCATTCACACCGGCCCCTCCCCCCGCTTGCGGACGGGAGGGGCGGTCGCTTGTCGCCTCGCTGTGGCTGTACATGCTCTCGGGCACGGAGAGGTAGTGCTTGCGTGCGGTGGCTTCCGAATGGCCCAGCCAGGCACACGCGACGTGCGACGGGTAGCGGGAATGCCACAGGGTGTCGCGCGTCTGTCTGAGTTTCTGGATTGTGAACGGCTGCACGCCGGCAGCCTCGCACGCCTCCTTCACCAGACGAGCCGCCAGGTTGACACGTCCACGCTCGACCATGCCGAGCACGGTGTCGGTGTCTCGCTCACGAGCGGCGAGCCAAGCCCACAGTTCCGGCTCGATGCGAACTTCTCGGAGCCTCTGCTTGGTGGTCTCCACGTTCCCGCGGGGCACGACGGTGATCACGTTTCGGTCCATGTCAATGTGATCCCACTGCAGATGGAGGATCTCACTAGTCCGCATGCCAGTGAAGTATCCGATCGTGATCATCGCGGCGGCTTCCGTGCCGGCCGCGGCAACCACACGTTCGATGAGCTCAAGGGTGACGAGCTCGCGGTCAAACACCTGGACCCGTGGGGCGGTGCCCTTGAGGTGACCAAAGTGGTGAACGGCAGCGATGTCCTCAGACACGGCGCGGTTCATCATGACCTTGGCGACACGCACATGCTTGCAAACGGTCGCCTCGCCGAGCTTCTTGTTTCGACGCAGCCACATCCGCCAGTCGGTCGCGGATGCCTTCGAGATCTGGTCGATTCGACAAGTCTCCGGGAAGAACTCGAGCAGGAGTCGCGACGTGCGACGATGAATCGCCGTTGTCGCTGAGTCGAGTTCGTCCTCACGAATTACGAAGTACCGATCGATCCAAGGTCCGAGCTGTCCGGACCTCGGAACGTCCCGCATCGCGGGGGTCTTCGCATGCTCGGCGATGATTCGCTGAAGCATCTCCTCGGCTTGCTTGCGACTCGTGGTCGCCTTTGGTCCGAGGCTCTTCCTTTTTCGGCGGCCGGCGGAATCTCTCCAAGCGGCCTGCCAATACTTTCCGTTCGACGCGATGTGGTAGGTGAGGTTCGTCATCAGTTGCTCCCTTCGTTCGATGACTGATTTCGGATTGTGGTGGCATCGCGGACTGCGATGTCAATGGCAGCGTAGAGGGGAACCTTTACCCCGGGTATTTCTGACTGCTTTTCCACAGAATCCCTGAAAGTTTTTAGTCTTTCCAGGACACCGCTTTCGAGCGGTATCTGAATTGTGGTGAACTTACGTTCGCTCATGTGTGTAACTCCTGTCGGCTATACTGCTCGCTCTAGTTGAGAATAATTCTCAAGTACCTGTTTTGTCAACTGGCTGCTACACTGCCGTTGATTCGCTTTGGTAGGTGAGTCCGATCCGCCCCCTGGCCCCGGCTGGGGGGCGGTGGTTTTTGCCGGCGGGAATGCTCATTCCGTCTTCATAAACCAGCGCAGAGCGGGGTCCTCCAGCATGGCCGCGAGCTCGTGAAGCTCGACCAGGATCTCGTGCTGCATGCGGAGGGCGAGCCGCACGGCGTCGGCGAGGTCAGGATCGAGACGGGTCTGCCGGCCCAGAGCTCGACCGATCACCACGCGGAGCTCGAGGCGGAGCGGCACAAGCTCATCGACAAGCCTGTGCAGGCTCGCGAGGGTCCGGTGCAGGTTTCTCGCGTGCCTGGCGTACTCGCCGTCGCCGCGGTAGAGGTCGTGACCGGGGTGAAGGAATTCGTGCGGGGGAATGCTCATCTGTAGGGGTCCTTCTGGTGGTTGAATGAAGAAAACCCCCCGCCCGGCGTGGACCGGACGAGGGGCGAAGGAATGAAGGTCATTCGGGGTCGGTGTCGCCGGCGTCGGCCTCGACGCCGAGAATCAGGTCGGCGGCGGCCTGAGCCCGGCCAGATGCCCACGCCAAGGCGGCGGGGTCCTTCGACCCGTCAGCCTTCACGCAGGATCGCAGCCAGCCACGGAGGTAGGCCACCGCCTGATCGCGGCCGAAGTCAACCCCGCACGAGCCGAGGACCATGCACGAGCCGAGCTCCGCGACCAGTTCCTCACGACCGTAGCGGTCACCACCGAACGCGGCCGGCCTGAGCAGCCCGCGGTCCAGACGGGAGCTGTGGCCGGTGGCATGGACCGCCTCGTGGGCGAGGGTCTGGGCGTATGCCTCCGGCGAGTCGAACGCGGTCTTCTCGGGCATCTGGATTGAGTCGGTGAGCGGGGCGTAGTACGCCTTGTCCCCGCCGTGAGCGAACCCGATCGATTCGCCCTTGATCCACCCGATGGTGGTGGTCTCTGCCTCAGTCACCGCCTCCTGCGCGGTGCGTTCGGCATCGGCGGGGCAGATCGCATCGAGGCGTTCGGCGAGACGGTCGAGGGCCTCTTGCGGCAGGTCGCACTGTTCAACGTTGAAGACGCGGAACGTCTTGAAGATAGGGAAGCACTCACGCTTCCCGGCGTCGTCCTTCTTCTCGACCACCTGGTAGTACATGCCCACGGTGGACTTCTCACCCTTGCGGACGTTGCCCCCCAGCTTCTTCGCCTGACGGAAGGTGAGCCACCAGGGAGACGAGTAGCACCGCGTCCCGAACCACCATCGGTTCATGCCGCGGTAGGCCTTCCCGGTTCCCACGGATCGCGGGGTGACGCGGGAGTGCTGGCCGGCCGCCCACGGGCGGATCCACTGCACCGCCAGGTCGGGGTCGGTGACGGCGGCGGCGAGTTCGGAGTAGACGGTGTCGAAGTAGTCAGTGCGGTTCATGATTCGCTCCAGGTTGGTAGGTGAGTGGCTGTCTCTTCAGGACGGGTAGCCATTCCCGCCGACGCCCCGGATGGGGCGTTTCGACTCGATCCCTGGATCAGGAGCACCCCTCGACATCGCACGCGGGATCATCACCAGACTTGTCGAGATCCTCCACAGGGTCCGACTCGTCCATGAACTCGGGTTGTCGTCGCCAGTTGAACTCGAAGTCGAGCATGTAGGCCCCGATTTCGGTCCAGTGAAGAACCACGTTCTCAGATTCTTCTTCGGGGTCGAGCCGGACCCCAACGTTCTGCAGGCCGGCGATGGTCGGCACGGTGATAAGCCAGTCAGTCCAGCTGCCACCGTTGGAGTGGTCCGCATTCATGCACACGCTCACCCGCAGGGTGACGTGCGAGCCCGGCGTCTCCTCCACGATCGAAGTCACCACCTTGCTGAGGTTGATCCCGGCACCACTCCACGAGGGGCCGGTGACCATCGCGTTGATCGCGAAGATCAGGAGGTCGCGGTTGATCTCGCTCTTGAAGTTGAAGGCGGGAAGGTACCGGGAAGTGAATTCGTTGTTGGTCATGTTCGTTCCGATCTGCCCCGTGGGGCGTTGGTAGGTGAGGGCACCCGCCGGTGCCATGCACATGATCGTACATAGTGCGGGCACTGTGTCAACCACACTACGGGTACTCTCGGCAGATCTGACCGGAGGCTTCAAAGAAAAGGGCAGGATGGCGACGAGGGTCGTGGCATCGGACATGCCAATCACGCCGGCCACAATCCGCCGGCGGGCCGGATCCGCGGGTCGATCGCAGCCAGAGCAACGGGGAGATACTTATCGGACCCCACCACCTAGTTGTGGTCTACGGTGGACCACGTAACCCACCCCCCCTGCCTCATGAGGGGCAGATTCGGGCCGGGGTGGGGCAGGATTGTGGCCCCGCGGGCTCTAGGGCAACCACCATCCCGCGCGCGGCCGGGCGCGCTCGCGCGCGTATAGGAGGAGGGGGGAGGGGGGGGTCGGTCGCGGCAATCGCATACGTAAAGGGTCTCGCAAATTTCTGCGGTGACCATTTGCGGCCGATTCGGCCGCTTTTGCGAGCGTCCTTGGATAACGAGAGGTTTAGTGACTAGGGAGCGCCCAGAAGGAAGCGATCGTAGCCATTGATCATCTCGTCTCTGGTGACGGGTCGTAGAGCACGCAGCTTGAGGAGATGACCGTACAAATCCTCACTGAAGCCGGCAATGTATGCCTCGGCGCAATCTTGGCCGGGTACGACCCAGACCAAGCACAGCCCGAGCATCTTGTCGCACTCGTCCGCCTCGTCGCCTGGGGTGTACGCACAGCCTCGGTAGATACCAGGACTGAGCGCACCCCCATGGACGACGTTGGCGGTCGGAGCTTTGTGCGGGTACTGCTGTCCCTTGACGACGACGCCTGTAAGGGTATCGCCTTCAGCTCCGCAACAGTTCATCGCTTCTTCATCCCCTTCTTCGCGACCTTCTTGGTCTTCTTCTTCTTCTTCATCATCATCGCGGGCCTCTTTCCGTATCCGATTCCCTTGGGCATACTTGCCTCCTTGGTTGGGGTTACTTGCTGACATCCCTGACGATGGACATCATGCGATTGGTGGTCCATTCGCGATTCTTGTCTACGTTGTCGTAGATCACCTGGACATCACGTTCCAGGTTGCGAACCGCGTTGGCTCGAGCGTTTCGCTCGGCTTCAAGTTGCTTCTCGAGTGCTGAGACTCGATGTGAAATCTTCCACACGAATCCAAAGACAGCTGCCAGCAGCGTCATCGCTGCCGGGATTGCCAGGTCGATCAGCACCTCTGTGATGGTCATCTCCATGCCCCCCTATTTCCTTGACTTGGTTCCTGAACACTTCCAACGCTTGCGACTCAGGCGCAGTGCCGAGTTTGGATTCTTCGCTGCCTTGGGGTGTTTTTTCATCTGCCCTGCGGACCTAGCGCAGTAGGAGTCCCCTTTCGAGGTCCCAGGCTTGACCCGCCGGCCCCCGCCCTTGGCCTTGCCGGCCTGGCCGTAGCTGGTCCTCCGCTTCCGCCCGGTCTTGGGGTCCCGATAGACCTTGACCTTGGCCTTGCCCTTTGCCGGTCTAGCCACGTCGTTCCCCCTTCTTGCGCCTGCGACCGCTGGCCGTGACGGCATACTTGACCCGCCCGGGCCCTGTCTTCCGGGCCGCTGCAGACTTCTTCTCGCTCTTGGTCATCTTGGCTGCGACCTTCGCCGGCCGGCACGCTGGATACGGGCGACTGCCCTTTTCCTTGCCGCTGCGGCCGCACTTCTTGCCGGTCTTGATGTCCCGCCAGTCCTCTGCGAACCACTTTCGCAGACCCCCGCGGTACGCCATTATCGGCCTACCTTTTTCTGGGTGGCCTTGTGGGCCTCGGTGAAGGTCTTTCCGCCACGCATCAACCTCCGCATCATGGTCATGTGCTTCTGGGTGTGATGCTTGGCGTGTCGTTTCATTGCATTTTCCTGCCGGGTGGTAAGCTTCTTCTTCATCTGTAACCGCCCCCTCGCTTCTTGTATTCTCGAACCAGCCAAGCGTTGGCATAGGCACTCGGGTAGACCTTGAACTTGCGCTTTGCGGCCGACTTGACTCTCGAGTACAGGGCCGGGTTGCTGGGCTTGGGCCCTGCCTTTTTCTTTGCCTTCTTCTTTGCCATGGTGCTCCTAGTGATGCTCAAACCACCTGGGGGCATCGACGTGCATCCCCATTGCCTGGTAGTGCTCTGCGAGTTCTTCGAGCCGGGCTTCTTCCCGCCGGCGATGGGCGTTGATATCTGGATCTACAGCGACCACGTCCTCGAACTGCTTGAGCAGCATGCACATAGCCTCGACTTCGTCATCGTGCTTCAGGCAGTTTCTCTGGCGGGTGAGCCGGGTGATCTGCTTCTGCAGCTCTTGGTTGTGGGCGATTTCGGGCGATATGACGACCCGGTGTTGGTTGAAAAGCGGTTCTGCCGCGGCGATCAAGCGCAGTTCCTTCTGTCCTGTAACGCGCACCGTGTTGACCGCGGCCCCCCAATCCTCGGTAAACAGACGGTGGAGGATGGGGCGGAACAGCTCGACGAACATGCCCTGGCCGAAGTTGTCTTCGACGTAGATCTCGCGTGCGGCGCATCGCTTGGCGATGGTGGCGAGCTCGTGCAGGGTGTCGGAGCTGTATCCGCCCACAAGTCCCCCAACCTCCATGAGATAGATCTTCCCTAGAACGTAGCCCCCCACGGCGTACCCCGTGCGGTCGGCACCACGTCCCGATGGGTCCACCCACATCTTGACGGAGGAGTACGCAGTCCAGTCTTGGGAGTACATGATGGGGGCGTAGAAGCCGTCCGTGCCGAACCCCAAGCTGGGGATCTCCTCGAGACGGGTCGTGCCTCCACGATCGTTCATCTGGCCCCAGGCAATCTGCATCGGTGCGGACTCGGGCTGCACCGGGAAGACGATCAGGTCTGACAGCTTCAGGGGGTACTCGAGGCCATCCGTGAGCTTGGTCAGCAGCATGTACTGCATAGCGAACAGAGAACGCCCCTCAGACGCCTCTCGTGCCTTCAGCTCCTCGTCGTCGAACCGATCGGGCCAGACGGGTGTCCCGGGCTCCTCGCCGCTCTGGAGGCGTTCTAGGAGCTCTGGTGCCAAGTCGTCGGTCATCTCGTCGGGGGCGGGCAGCCTCGCCGGCCAGCACCGGAACTCGTACCCGGATTCGGCCAGCTTGTCGTACAGGCACTCCTGGTGAAACGGCGTGCCCAGGAAGATCACGTCGCCACCGGGGATGATGATGTTGTCCAGTTCCGTAACCTCAGTACGCAGACGCTCACGCATCTCGTAGGTCATCGAGTTCTGCATCGAGGAGATGTCATCGCCGATGATGAGCGAGGCTCTGGACCCGGTGATCTGACCGGTGATACTTGCCGCGGTGAAGCTGGCAGTACGGTCGTTGCTGGCCGGGCCAATATCGAACTTGGTCGCGGAGTCACGCTGACCGCCTTTGCGGTCTGGCGTGAGGTGCTGCAGCCACGGCACGGTCGAGATCCACTTGCGGACCATGAAGAGCGAGTCCTTGGAGTGCTTCTCCGATTTGGAGATCACCAAGACCCGCTCATCGTTGTTCACGAACAATCGCCACAGAGCATAGCCCAGGGTTACAAACGTTTTCGATGCACCACGAAACGCACGAACGCCACGGCGGTTCGGGCCGGCCTGAAGCCAGCGGGCGATCTCGCGTTGGTGTTCGGCGATGGGGGGGAGACCTATCGCTTCCCAAAGTTCTTCGAGGAAGAACTCAAAGTCCGTCGCCAGTCGTTCAATGTACTGGCGAACGTGTTCATCACCCAAGGCGACTGAACCTCACAGGGCCCGCGCCAAGGTTTCTCCTGGTCCTGAGCTGCGGGCCACGAACTCGAACAAACAAGTCATCGACGATGAAAGTACCACGAAACGATACGAGGTCAACACTTACGAACTCGAAGTGCAGTTCATCGTTGCGGTTATCGTTAAGGATAGATGGAATGTGGTTGTCAAAGGCGTATTGAAATGAGTTGACTGCTTTTTCCAGAGTGGTTTCCGTATGGCGGGTATGGGAAGGAAAAACCGTCTTAGCTGCAAATCCGCCGCCACCAACTTGCGTTTCAAGCAATCGATCAGGAGCGTCGTGATACGTCCATGCTGACGCTCCGAAATCCGCTTGTGTGAGCTCAGTAGCCATCACGTTGCCCTTTCTATATTGAACTTGATGCTGTGGTTTTCTCGGTAAAACCGCAACCATTGTGCGCCAACCGGCTTGGGCGGTCCACCACGTTCAATGTGCCAGCCCCCATGTCCGTCGCCATACTCATCCTTGTAGGTGCCACACTTGACATGAACCTGCTCATCCAAAAGCAGCTCACCGTTGCTTTTGATTCGTTCCCGCGCGATCGGTACGACCCACTGGTCGTGCGTATGACCTGTTACGACTATGTGGGCATCCGGCAGGTACACCGCCATACGATTAGTCCGAATGACTCCGCGGGTGACGGGTCCGCCACCGCCCGAACCGTGCCAATACTTCAGGTTGATCTGTTGCGTCCGCGTCTTGGTGATCCGAAAAACAAACTGAATCCATCCCCCGTAACCGCCGGCTCGGACGGTTGTCCCTGACTTGGCCGTCATCGCCTGGCAAAGACGTTCGGTCAGGTCTGTTTCGTGGCGTTTCGCGATGGCCGTTTCGTGGTTGCCCTTGCCGATCACAACAAAGAGATCCGCGAACGGGGCGTAGAAATCGGTGGCGACCTCGACCAGACGGTCCAGGTAGTTGCCGTACTGATACTCTTCGCGAAGAGCACTCCGATCCTTGCGCGGATCCCACGCTCCCTGCATCGCACAGAACAAATCTCCCGAGTCGATTATCCCAGCACCACGATCCCTGGCCTGGTTGAGGTGCTTGAGCTCGAGGTCCCAATTGGCGTGTGCGTTGTCGTGGTGACGGTCGGAAGAGAGAAGAAAGTATTGCTCGAAGTTTGCGGAAGATGCGTCTACCCTTACCTTTTCAACTGTTCTCGAGACCTGCTTGGATTTCCAGTTCATACCGTTTCGTCCGGCGGGCCGTCGATTGGTTCCAAGTAACGTATGGCAGAAATAGCAACCCTTGGAATTGCAATCACATAGTCGTATGTCTCGAGTGCAGGTTTGAGGCCGCCGGCAATGACAATATGGTGTTCTTCGTCGTGCACGAGAAAGCCGCATTGCATGATCGACTGTGGCTCCGGCATGTCGTATGCGCCAATGTCCGAGTTGTCAGCCGGCTCGCAGCTATCGACCCAATGGACAAAGACGAGGGGGTAGCCCTCGTTTCTGGAATCCAAACTTCCGTTGAGCATCTATCCCTCCGCTGTTGCCAAATCGTCGGTGTCATCCATTTCAGACAAACGCAACCTGCGCTTGTTCATCTCGGCGACGATGTTGCCGATCGGGCTTGCCTCGACCGGGACCGCGGTGATGCCGCAGTCCTTGAGTCTTTGCCTGATGACATTGAGGTCAGCAGCCGAAGCCTCGACCTCCTGCACGTCGCCTTCGCGGCTGATCACCTGTCGGCCTTCGCGAAGGATCTTGAGCAAGCGACGATCAAACTCATCGCCTAGGGTCTCGCTAGTTCCCATTCTTCCCTCCCACCAATTCTTCGAGTCTCTTGTTCAGGGCACCCTGAGCTTTCTCGACTTCCTGTGATTGACTACTGCCAGGGCCATATGTCTTGTCAGCGTTTGATTGCAAGATCTCCAGGTCCTCCTGCTGCAGCCGGCGGACCTCTGCTTCCAGCTCAGGCACTTCGGACTGGATCTTTTGGAGGGCAGCAGACCTGTACAACATGATTGTCTTGGTAATCAACTCATCGAATGGCTGCCCTTGGCTGACTGTCTCTTCCCAATCTTGGAACAAAGCAACGTCTTCACGCTTCACAATCTCCTCAAGCTGCTCCCTGAGCGTCTTATCGCCAAGCTCAATGGTGTTGATTGTTTCGTTCCAATGCGCGTACAGGCTCCAGCCTTGCTCTGCAGACTCGGACCCCGCCGGTGCCGGGATCTCGAGCAGATCTACCTTCATGCCTGGCGACTTGCCGTACTGAATTGTCTGCACGGTTGCCGGCGGCTGGAAGGAGATGTCCTGGTCGATGATGGTCTTGAGCACCACATCGTCGGTCTCGGCTGACACACGGAACGGCATGGTGCGGTTCCACCAGTGATGGTAGATGTCTGCGGTGGTTTCTGTTCTTGCCAGAACTCGCTCGCCCAGAGCGTTATATCTGGGCTCAAGCTCATCAAGAGTTGTCGCCTCGTCCCATATAGTCCCGCGGCGGACCTTTTCAAGGATGCCTCGAGCTTCTCGTACATACGGATCAGTGGCGTAGCTAATTGCTCCCTGCATGGATGAGTACGGCACGGCACCCTTCAGCATGCCTGAGAGAAAGGTTTCCATCTTTTGATCTGCCTGTGCCATGGCATTGAAGGCGTTTGACAGCCCCTGAATGTACGGCTTGTCATGCAGCTGCCTAGTAGCAACGATACCCAGTGCTACGAGGTAGTTGTACTTTTGGTCATCGGGGCCACGACGATCCTGCTCGTTGAGCATGTAGTACGAATCAGCGAAGAGAGCCAGATACTGGGCGAACGGGTCCATTCCAAGGTACGAGACGTACTTGTCCCCAATCTTGATCGAGTACGGCTGCCACCCGCTCTGCTGCATGTCTCGCCGCTTCTTGTAGTTTGCTGGACCGCCGCCAGTGATGGTTCCGTTTTCTGCCAGCATGAATGAAGTCGCCACCAAGGCCATTCCCATGGCTTGTCGGCCTCGAGCTTCTGCGATGCGCTTTGGATCTCCGCTGGCAAGATCTTCAAGGTGCCGCCGGTGAATTACGCCAAGATTGCCTTTGGTTGGAATCGCCCAGCTACCAGTGGTCGCACGGTTGACAAGCCGTGACGCACCTTCAGCCACGATGTTCGTCGGTGCCAAGCTAAAGAATTGCTCTTGAATTTTCACAGGAGTTCGGAAGAACGGAATGATTAGTCGCAACGCACCGCCAAGTTCTTCATCCATGAATTTCTGGAACCTGGCCGGGAACCCTTCCAGTTCACCCTGGAATACAGCGCGTGTGGCGTGATCTCTCGCATACGCGACGTTGTTCTTGTGGGTGTCGGTGTATTCCCGAGCAAAGTAATTCTGCACCGCGTCAGCTCGAGCAAAGTCGTCCTCGATGCCAGCAATAATCGGGCTACGCATGGCTTCGTCAAGAATCGCGTGCTGGTCACGAATCCTGCCGTCCCGGATCACGGACTCGACCCGTCTTCGGGTTTCTCCCGCAATGATATGAGCGTTGTCCTCACGCCACTCGCGTAGTTCTCGAGGAAGCTGCTCGGCCGAGATTGTGCCGTTTTTGATGGCGTTGTCCAGAAGTTCGTCATGAACCTCCTCCGTGAACTTCTCGTTCAACGCGACTCTGGAGTTCACTTGTCGGAAGAACTCGTCGAAGGTCGAGATAACACGACTTGGAACACGCACAACCGTGCCTGTGTAATTCACAAGGTTGCGAACCAAGGCGTTTTCACTGTTGGAATGGATTGCTCCAACCCCACGGGTGCTGTCGTACACGCCGACGCCAGGCATCAGTGTGGCCTCTCCGGTCTTGAGGGTTCTGAGCATGTACTCGGCCGCAACCATTGACTCCAAGAACGTCTGTCGGAAGTTTCGCAGCACTTGCCCCATTTGTTGAATGCCGCGAGTGTCACCGGAAAGTGCCATTGCAGCACCGCCGGCAAACCTCGAAGCTCCGCCAAATACGGTCATAAGTACGGGGCTGACGGTTGTGATGCCAAAGAAGGTTTTCGGGCCTGAAAGAAGGCTGTTTACATAGAGCTCTTGGAACATAGCGAAAGACTTCGCCACCCTTCCCACCTGCTCATTGTTGGTCTTGATGATCTGCGCGAGCGTGGACGCATCTTCAGGAAGTTCGACGTGGGCCAGAGCCGCAAGAATCTCGTCGCTAGTCCCTGTGAGTCCGCCTTCCTTCATGCCGATCGTTTGCAGGAACTTGTCGGCAGCCACAGGATCGGACAGCTCGTCAACGCCGGGGATCTTCACGTTCTGCATGGACTGCCCGAGCCGGCCCCAGGTCGTCTTGGCCGCGGATACCTGCGACTGCACGATCTGGTACTCGAGCATCGCCCGATACATCTGGGCCATGTCGGTGACGTTTCGGGTTGCCCTGGCCTTGTCTGCTAGCTCGACCAGCCCCTTGGCCTTGTAGAACAGAAGCATCTGCGCGGTCAGCATGCGAGCGTGTGCCGCGTCCGGACCCTGGGTCTTGAACATGAAGTCCTCGGCCCCGAGCATCTCACGCATCGTCTGCGGAAGATCGACCGACTCCCGGCCCATGAGAGCGTTCAGAGACTCAAGCGCATCCTGGCGCATTTGTACCATTGTCTGCGGCCGCATCTGGACCTGGCGTTCCATCAGCTCCCGAGAGAACGCACCGAAGTGTGCCATGAGTTTCTGGGCGTCTTCTGGGGTGTTCACGTCAAATCGCAGGCGACCCGTCTCGCCCATGCGTGCGGTGCCCAGGATGTCCTGGGGTGCAATGACATCTCGCCAGTCCTGCCCAGACTTTTCGGCTTCCTCAAGCCGGCTGATGATCTTGTCAAAGTTCGGAACGTCCACAAACTTGCGATTGGCGTACTGCTCGGGCAGTCCGTTGAGCTTCTGGATTCGTTCAAAGATTGCCTTTGCCGGCGGCTTGATTTGTACGGAATCTCCGGCGTCGGTGTAAATGGTCTTCAGTTCGGCAGCGGCGACGTTGAAGACTCGGCCCAAGATTCCGCCCAACCCCTTGTGCCGCTCGCCACGGGGGCCTCCACCCTTGACCCACTCCATGAAGTCGTCTGCAAACGCCTCTTCCTGCTCCCTGGTCCAGTTGCCGTCCTCGACGCCGTACCGCCGCTCTGCAGCGGCGATCTCGTCCAGACTTAGGCTTCCCTCGCCCAGCTTGGCACGCCGGCCCAGCGTGTGAACGCGAACCGCGTGGCCCACCTCGTGGGCCGCAGTCGTGTCGTCGGCAGCATCAAACAGTCGGATGAACGCGACCCCGACCTCGTCGTCTACGGTCGCGGATCCTCGGACGGTGAATCCGGGGTCTGATCCTCGGACATCGTCGGCTTGGAGGAAATCGGTTTCGCCGCTGGTGAAGTAGTCATTCGCTAGCTCACGATCGGTCTCAATAGCCAAAGCAGCCTCGAGCTCCCTCTCAGCAGCTTCGAGAGCTTCTTCATCACCAGCCGCCCTCAGTCGATCGATTTCGGCTCTGATCTCGTCGATGGGGGCGTATCGGCTGATGCGGCCGCGTTGGAAGAACTCTTGGTCGCCGGTGCCTTCGGCACCATCTGCATCACCAGCTTCCGGTCGTCCTTCATCGCCTGCTGGCCTTTGAGGCTCTTCTCCAGCTCGTCGAGCTGCCGCTTGATCATCTGCGTACCAGGGCTGTCTTCCCCGAAACGCTGTCGCATCCTCTCGTATCGTTCCCTTAGCATCGACGATGTCTCCATACTGTGCCGCATAGTGCGACTGCTGTCCCATTACTATAGTGTCCACAGCGATCGGGTCAACCTTGGTCACCCCGCTCATGGCAGCTATGTCTTCGGTGTACTGGTCAAACTCCTGCTCACGGGCCAGAAGATCCTCCAAGGCGGCTGCACGGGGGTCTGAGGCGGTCCTAGCGGCATTGACGCCCTCGGCACCCAGGCGGAACTCGGGCACGTCTATGACCCTCACGCCTACGATCGCGTCCTTGCTTTCCGTAGCCCGAGCGGTGCCCCGGCGGACCTCGGTGATGGTCTGAGCTCCGAGGAAGTTCTCTTCAAGATATCGGAGCACGCCGGCGATTTCGGCCTCGGTCTTGGGGCCATCGAACATGATCTCCATGCCGTTGCGGACGTTCGGGTTCTGCTCGAACATCTCCTGCATGGTGAGTTGTCGGGTGCTGCCTTCTTCGCTGACGGTGTTGTTCAGAATCTTGCTGACGACCACGGAGTCCTGGCCGTTGTCCGCACCCGCTCGGGCAGCCACCCCGATGATCGACATGAAGTCGGGCTCTTCCTCGATTGGGTATTCGACTCGACTCTTGGTGCCCTCTGAGTACGAAACGACGTTCTCACCCTCAGCGTCGAGTAGTTCTACGTCGTTGCCATCGGCATCCAAGAACCTGCCGTCGTCTGTCCTGGTGATCTCGCCACGCTCGAGTTTCGCTGCCTGCTCCGCGTTGACTGGGATCAGTGCGTCTTCTCTTCCAGGCCGACGTGCAAAGGTCGCTTCGATGAACACCGAGTCCTCGGCGTTGTCCAGGAACACCCCAGTGTTTCTGCCCATCGTGAACGCGACTGCGGTGTTGTCTGCGCTAAGGGCTGCCTGAGCGTCGGCCAGAATCTTTTCTTCCTCTACGGGTGTCGGCATCCTTTGCACGGTGTAGCCCGTGTCGGCCAACGGAGTGCGTGGCTGGTCTGTAATCGCAGATGCGCCTACCACCACGCGGCCAGGCTGATCAGCCTCTGGGTCGATACCTCGAGCTCGCATGCCGGCATCGCTCAAATCCTCAGGCGCACCCATGAGAAGGTCAGCTTCCAAGTCAAACGAACCGGCTCCCCCTTGTATATTGGTCCAACCCTTGGGTCCCCACACCCTTTGCTTTTCGTACAGCCACATCATGGCTTGCAGGTCGTCGGGTCCAAGCCCTGCAAACTTGTCAGGATACTTTTCACGCAGCAACTTTACCGCTGCAACAAATGCGTCCTGACCCATACCAAACTCTGCGCCTGCGGCTCCAGTTGTTGCAGGATCAAGCCCGAACTTTTCTTTGCCAGCTCGGGAGATGAAGTTGCCCTTCACAGCACCCTCAACTGTGGGTGGGATAGCCTTGCCGCCGGACAGGCGTTGCAGCATGCGGGCTGCCCAAACGTCAATGGTTGCGGCAATAGATTGCCCGCTAAGGTTCCCAGTGAAGTTCAATGCTTTGGGTGCGCCTTCAAGCGTTGCCCGCTGTTCAGGGGTGGCAAACTTGGTGGAGTACCACTGGTCCGCCAAGATGTCCATCACTCGGGATGTGTTGATCCCGTACTGCTTGAGAGTGTTGTCGGCCTTGTTGATTGGGGCAACTTTTCCGCCGGCTTGTATGACAGGGTTACCGCCCTTGATCCAGTCGGCATATGTCTTATCGCCGTCCAGCCGGAACCGTATGTACCGCTCAATGATCTCGTCGTAGTCCCCTCGTGAGTAGTGCTGTATTACTTCTACCGCGTGGGCAAAGTTTTCGCGCACGTTGGTTCTTGGAGACAACCCCCCAAGCAGTTCCGCGAAAGTTGGCGCGAGTTGGCCCCATTCACGACCAAGCCGGTTACGCATGGCCTGATACCAGGACTGTGCGTTCATGACCGTCTTGGCTGCAAGTCGGTCCTGTGTTGTTGCGGTTGCGTCGTCTACAACACGCATGGAGTCTTCAACGTCCTCAAGAATCCCTTCTGCGAGAGTGTTCACCCGAGCGGTGTATTCGGCTTGGCCGCGGCGCAGGGGTTTCGATGTAGCGTCCCTCGGATCAGCAAGTGAAAACGTGTATCGTTGCCCCTTGAACTTGGCATCAACGTTGGGCTTGCCAGTATCGTTGTACTTTTTCTTGCCCGCTGCAAAACCCAGGCTTTCAAGCTCGAGCTCTGACCACTCCTCAGTAGGATAGTCACGAAGTCGATTACGCAGGGATTCCTCGACCTGCTTGGCTTGCTCATCATTCAGCCCGTTCTTCTGTACAAAGCCATCCAGCTTTGACTTCATGTCATCGCTGAGTCTGCCCTCGCCCATGTTCCTAGACGATCGCACGGCTGCAGCACTGCCAGTTCTTTGGAACAGCTCGTTGGCAGCAGGTGGCAAGGACTCGATAAAGACCTGGTGGGTTCCCCCCGGCTGGAGGTAAACCTTGTTGGGATCGATCTGCTTTGCAAGTCGTCGCCACTCGCCAATCCTGACCGCTCCGGGCTTATCACGAGTGATTGCTTCCATCACGCCGGCCCACGCCTCACGTTGCAGATCGATTGGCTGCTCGGCGATTTCAGAAAACTCACGGCTGAGGGTGTCATACAACTCTTCCAGCGTGATGCCGGGGTTCTGCGTCTTGAGAGCCTGCGCCCTAGCGTTTCTAGCCAGTGTCAAATTCTTGAGCTTGAGTATTGCCTGGGCAGCCTGCTGGTTAATCTGCCGTCCTGCCAAGTCTTCGGGCAGGTTGAAGTCGTTGAGTATGCCGCCGGCACCGCCCGGTGTTCCGAGCGGGCTGGCTTCCAGGGCAATGTCATCACCCAAGTGCTTGATTGCACGAAGACCACCGATAGCACCACCCAAGGTCAGTCCAGCGGCCTCGCCAATCACAAACCCTTCGGCCATTGCCATACCGCGGGCGTACCACTGGTTGCCAGTCAGCTCGTAAATCTCCTTGCTGTCTGTAAACGCGAGGTACTTGTCCACCGGGCTGTTCGGGAACATCTGCCGCGCCATCGTCGAAATGTTGCCGGTGCGTGGGTCGAATGCGCTGGCGTCTGCAACCGCGCCAGCCGCAGCGGTTGTGAGCCACGCACCCCAGCCGCCAGGCGTCGATGCAGCTACCGGAACGGCGACAAACGCAAACTGCGTCACGCCCTCGACCAGCTTGCCCAGGGTGCCCAGCTCGGTCAGCTCTCTTTGCTTTTCTTCGGGCGTTGGCAGATAGTCCAGGTCGATGCCGAATATGCCGCCGATCAAGTTGTTGATGGAAATTGCACCACGCTCGGCACCACTGAATACTGCTCCAACGGTTGGTCCGACGAACGGCACCTCTCGTATGGCGTTCTGAACGCCAGGCAACACCGCTCCGGACTGGGAGTAGCCGTACCACAGGCTGTTGAAAGCCTTCATGCCTACGGTGTCGTCAGGGTGGTAGGGGCCAAACGCACCCTTGAGCCACTCTTCCCTGTCTTCGATCTTTTGCTGGGCCGCCACCTGTTCGGGCGTTGCTGCGCCAATTCCCGGCCTTTCGGCCCGGAGGAGTCGTTCCTCTAGCTGCTGCGGATCCGGAAGCAATCCTTCGGTGGGGTTACGCAGGAAGCCAAATCGTTGCTCATTCGCCGCAGCTTCTTCCGACAAACGGACAATTTCTTCTTCGCCGTACCCGTTTTTGCGAAGCATTTCTTCGAGCGTCACCTGGCCGGTTGGATCTGCGCTGGACTGTTCCCTTGGATCCGAAGGGGTGGGCATTAAGCTCATGGACTATTCCTGGGTGGTTGTGAATTTGTACGTCGTGACAGGGCTCAATCCGGCAGACTTGCCGTTTCGGTCCTTGTACGCATCCTTGGAGTACATGACCCCGATCTCGACAGCGGCTGTGGCATACTGCTCTAACTTCTGTTCAAGCCATGCAGACCGCCGCTCTTCGTATAGCTGCATGTTTTCCGTCATGAGACCAGCGTTGGATCGTGCCCACGCCCTCCATTCCTTGCGGAATCGTTGCTCGAGTGACCGGCTGGCAGCAGTAGCAAATGGATCTGCAGACGTGGTTTGGACCCCAAAATTCAAGTCGGGCGCTATGCCATCCGTCATTTGCAAGCCTGCGGCTGCCGCAAACGTTCCGCGAATGGCGTTGGACACCTCGGCGACTTCGCCTGGATATCTCTCGGCGTCGAACTTTTTCTCAGACTCGATCATGCCGTAGAGCTTGTTGTACTGGCCCAGATCAATCTCGCCTGCCCTGAGCTTGGCTAGTGCTTCGCCCAGGATCATCTCGCGTGCAGCTTCTGGTGGCATTCCCTGTGACCCATCGGCGGACCGCATGCGATTCTGCAAGCCGGCGAACGTTACCGCTTGTTGGTTGGTGTTGCCCTGCTTTGCGAAAGTGTCTGAATCACGCAACTCTATGTATTGCACAAACAGGCGATCGCCGTGCTGCTGGCCGTACTTTGCCTTGAGCATGGTTCGGACACCTGATTCGTCGTCCTTGCCGATTGTGCCGCCTTCATAGGTCAGAGTTCCGTCTAACAGCAAGGTCAGCATGTCACCCTCGGCTCTGAGGTCCACCTTCTTTCGTGCGTCTTGCAAGAGCCTGAGTTCTGATTCTGGTGTCGGGATTCTGTCAAGTGCGGCCAGTGCTCGAGACTTGGCAGGCCCAGACACACGGGCAGCCAGGTTTCCAATGGTGATCCGCATCTGTGCAGGACTCACGTCCGGCGACCTGGTGTAAGCGGTGAGAGCGGACTCGAAGGCGGCAACGGTTTCAGAGTTTTGCTCCGGTATGTCTCCGTACTCCCGGGACACACCTGGTCCTCGCTGCACCAATGTGAAGGGTCGCTCGAACCGGGAAACGTAACCAGAAACGTCACCACCTGCGATTAGGGTGTCCAGCAAGCCGCCCTCGTAGGCGTCAAGCTCGCCATCGCGGGCCGACTCCCGTGCCTGGTGCCACTTCGCATCGCGGCGGCTCGGCGGCACTCGCTCCAACAGGGTTATAGCTCGCTGGTAGTTACCGATATTCTCGGCAATACCAGCGGCAGAAACAAACACTGTGTCGGCCTGCCGGGAGTCCATTGCAAAGATTGGGCTGTCCGGGTTTCTCGTGGCTTTGGCAAGAGCTGCCGGCGTGCCAAACATGTCGTCTCCAGCCGCCATGCCGGAGGCCACCCCAAGACGCAGCTGGCTCTGCTCCTCATCAACCCGGCCGTTGTACCAATTCGATGCAGCTTCCAACACGGTCGGAAAGTACTTCTCGGCGTATACCTGCTGGTACATTTCTCGAGAACCCGTTGGTAGGCCATCGATTGTCGCATTTATCTGGTCGCGCACAAAGACGCCCAGAGCAACTTCAGGAGGCTGCCCTTGGCTCCGAGCCTGGCTCAGAAGATCCAACACGGTTTCTTCCATTGTTTGCGTGCCATCCGTGAGCGGCGAAGCTTCTTGGAAAATCTCCTTGTCGAGGGTGTCCTCGGAGAAAATGCGAGATATTGCCATGGCATCTTGCATCGCCGCCATGCGTGCATCGCCCATCTGTGCGGCCTGTGCAGCTCGGTCAGTCTCTTGCTTTTCCGCCGTTGCACCCAGCGGATCTGTGGCGGCAAACCGTCCAATTGCTGTCATAGCTTCCTGCAGCTGCCTACCCGTGTTGCTGACACCAGGTCGCACAAAAGTTGGGTTGGCAACTCTGAACGATCCAAGACTTACGGCAACTGATGCTGGATCGAGCTGCTGGATGCGTGTGTCATTCCTTCTCACGCCGCGATTCAATGCAATCTTTGCCATCACTAAAGCCCCAAACCTGTGCTTACGCCGGCACCCGCACTAGCCCCAGACATTGCTCCAGTAATCCCGGCAAGAAGAGGGCTCTGAGCCATTGACTCAGCTTGGCCCAACGCAGACATCAACGTCGCCTGATTCTCAATCTGACCGCTCAGGGTCTGTTGGCGGAGACTTTCTATGTCTGTGTCATAGTTGTCAGCGATGCTTTCCTGTACAGACTGGCCTCGGAACAATGCGTCGGCAATCCCGCGGGCAGCTGATCCGGACGCCGCGGTGGTTCCGCGGCCGGCAGCAGCGACGACACGAGACCCTGCCTCGAGTGCAGTAGCGCGTGCCGCTGAAAGTCGGTCCTGGTCAGCTTTCTTTTTAATCCGCCCAGACATAATCCTCTCCCTCTCCAGCAAACTTTCGTTACGCAGCCTGGTGGTGCTGATGGCATTGTCAGCCAGCCCCTGTGCAGCTTTGTTTTGCTGCTGGGCTTGCATGAGGGAGGTGGCTGCGCCTGCAACTGCCATCCCTCCCACCAATTGTGGTGCTCCCATGACTACTCCGTAATCGTGTTGTACTCCCCGTGGTACTCGACCGACGAGAAGGTTGCTGGGTAACTGTTGTTCGATTCAATGGTGATTGTGAGGTCGTCAGATCGTCCGTTCAGGGGGACAGTCACTTCGTCTGTCCCCACAGTCGTCGAGCCGGCATTCGCAACTCTGCTGGGCACAAAGTTGGGCAGGCTCGGCTGTGCGACCGTGACGGTGTATGGGCCCGAATTCCTGTGTGCAACCACGGCTTTTCTCAGCGTGAGCCGGCCGTCGTCCAAGGGCTCACCCTGCGGCGTCCTTGGGAAAACCTGACTGAGAACGATAGAAGATTTCACCTTTCGCCCGATTTGAACCAGGCCAGCGTGATTGCCGGATGCCACGATGTTAGGTGGGTTCGCCGAGCTGTTGTTGGTAAACCCTGTGACTTCTGTCCCGTCGGATTTGACAATGGTGTCGTAGGACGTATCGGATTGCGCCGCAGTTAGCGTGAAGGTGGTTTGATTTAATTCATCCGAAAATGTACCAGTGGCGTCAATGGTGTGATCCATGTGCACACGCCGGCCGGCGTTGCCATCGGACTTTGTGGTTTGTGCAAGAGCCAGCCGATCAATCTTCAAGAATGTAGACTGATTCGACAGGCTGGTTTGCCGACGCATTAAGAACAGGTCGTCGTCTATGCAAATCGCGTCTTGGATACTGTCGCCCTCGAAGTCCCACCTGGCCCATGCACTCTGCTTGCGTTGCTCGCCAGCGTCGTACCATCGGTAGGCGAAAATTCTACTGACCAATCCAGGTGCATTCTGCCGCGACACAAACGTGTTGTTGGAAGCGTACCCTGTAAAGGTCACCACATGGTTGCTTGCAATGATGCAAGTGTCGCTCGGTTGAGGCGATACTCCTCCGACCCAAGTGGACCCATCGCTCCAAGTCCCTGTCTGATTGCTCACGATGATCGATCCGTCGGTTATGTCACCATCCAGAGTTGGCAGCATGTACACCGCGTCCGTCGTGTTAGTCGTGACCATGCGTACAACATCGGGTGGTATCAAGGCATCAACGTGCTGTGAAACATTGACGGCCTGATCCGATGCAGAAGCATCGCTGAAGAAGTACTCCAAGAGCGTGCTGAACCCATTTGACGAACCAGCCATGTACAGATTTGAACCGTTGAGAACAGGGCGAACCTTCTGCGTGCTGTACCTGGTCGTGGGGGTGACGGCCGCGGTTGACGGGGTAAAAGTGTCATCGCTGGTTAGCTGAAACTGCTGCCCGCTCTGAGTTGAAGCCAGTATGGAGTTTCTATACGGCACCAAGAAGTCGATGACGTTGACACCAGTCGAGGACAGTTGCAGCTCGATCGGGTCTGCGTCAGTGATGGCTATGGGTTCGCCAAGGTAGAAGGCAAATAGATCGTCAGACCTTGAAAATGACATGAACTCGTCAGAGGCCAGACACAGTCTGTTTCTGAAAAATCCGATGTCACGAATTGGAAGGCCAAGCCGGATGAACTCCGGTGCGGGATCTCTTTCGTCACTGCCTTGCGTTACCTTGTAGGTGCCGCCATTCGGTTGATTTGGCACCGTAATTAGCGTGTCAACTTCAACGTCCTTGCTGATGTTGATGAATATGGGCTTGTCTGGGAGTGGGCCCCCTGTGCAGATGACTTTTCCAAATGGGAACGCATTGAGACCGTCAATCACATTTGAGCCGGAAAGCAGGCCGTTTCCTTCGAGCTCTTCCTGAACAGTACTGGAGTTGGCATCGAAGGGGATTGCGCGGGTTGTTTCAAGAAAGTGCAGAGCAAAGGTGCCGCCAGTGACTGTGCCGGTGTCAGCTTGAAGAACTTGTTGCTGGAAACCGCGGCCTTTAAACGTGCTCTTGCTGAGGGTGAACTCCAGTGGGCTTAGTGACGTGCGAACCAGTCGAACCGGCATACGATTACTGTCGATATTTGCGCCGTCCGACCCTACTTCCAGCCTCGTTGGTCTTTTCGTGTTAAGGATGAAAGTTGTGTCGGCAATTGTGACAAACCGCAAATCGTCGGCTTCTGCATTGTTTTCGGCTAGGTAATCCTGTGCCTCTGTGTCGCCAATAATGACAGAAGCTTCCGTGCCGCTGGTAAGGTCCACGACCTTGAGTAAGTCGCGACCGTAGACGACGGCGTATTCCTCCAAATCGTCACGCTCAATCCGGTGCATTCGGTATGTCCGGTTGGGGTCGGCTCCTCCAACTTCTGCCAAGGTAAACCCACCAGGCCGCTTCCGAGCACCATCCACGACGGACAGATCGACGTTCAAGGCGTCTTCAAGCTGGCCTTTGTATCTCAGTGACTGCTGCTGTTGGGAGATCCCTTGCGCGAGGCTCTGAAGCTTCTCGACAAATCTTTGGGTTGCCAAGTCAGTCTTCCTTCTTGCCGCCCATACCCGGGATCATGGGCCTGGTGTTGAAGGGCTGCTCGATGTCCGGAGCGTTCCGGGGGGCCTGCGCCTCCGCCTGTACATACTCGCTGTTCAGAGCGCCGTCCATGTTCATGTTGCCTTGCAGTCGCCTCTGGAAGGCGATCTTGGCCTGGCTGATGATCACGTCCTGGAGGTGTGGCGTCAGGTTCTCGAACGCCAGCTCGGTTACCACGTCCAAGAAGATGTCCTCTGCAGCAGCGGTGCTGAAGGTGAACGAGTCGCGGTTGGCGTCAAACACCTTGAGCTTGTTGCTGTCTCCCGTATCGACACGAAGCACCAGATCTCGATGAGCCGAAGAGCCGGCTGACTTGACACGCAGCACCGTGCCGGCGGACGTGAGATCAATCTGGAAGTTGCCGCCATTGCTTGCAGTCGTGAACTTCTTGGCAACCGTGGTGTTCTCGGGCCATCCCTGGCTTTGGATGCGCTTGTTGAACCGATCGATGAAATCCTCGGCCCTGCGATAGTTCGAGGTCGTGTCGCTCTGGGCCGATGGCTTGGTGTTGCCAGTCATCGGGAACTCGCCAATAACCTCGACCACCTCGTTGATGGCCTCGACAAATGTGTATCCGCTCCCTGCCATCAGTGAACGCTCCTATCTGGTGTCCGCGGTCTGCCTCGAACCTGGGTCAATGCTTGTGAGTTGAGTACGTTGGTGTTTGACGAGCTGATGTCTTGCCGGCGGGCAGTCGTTTCAGCAAGTTGCAGCTCCTCACGAATTCTGCCGAGCTGCGGGCGGTCAGGATAGAAAGCAGACCCGAACTCATACGCGGCCTTGGCAATCGACCAGTCCTGGAAGGCATCGGGCATCTTGTCGAAATCCACGGCAAAGTGGTAGGCGATCTTCAGAGATCCTGTAAACACGTCCGTGTTGTTGTCCAGGTCGAACAGATTGTCGCCCTGCCGCACGATGTTCTTGGCTGAGTCCACATTGACCGTGTCCACATCGAAGATCTCGGCCCCACCTTCGAGGGCGTTTACGGCGATCTTGCCATTGCCAGCCGGGCTGACGGTGACGTTGAACTTGAAGTTGTAGAACCAGCCGCGCTTCTGGATGTCACGGACAGCGTCGTTGAGGTGCGACTCGGCAAGGCTCTGCGTTGATGTACC